CGCCGGTGAAGCGAGGGAGATCCGTCACGGAGAGAGCATCCGGAACTGGAGATTGACGCTCGACGTATTCGCTCTCGCGAAGACGTTCGCGTTCGATAGACGACCGAGCGAGAACTCGCCCGCGAGCAGTTTCAGCATCGGATAGAAGGTTCCGGACGCCGTATCGTCAGACGTCAGACCGATCTCGACGTAGTTCGTCGCGTCGGTGTTCCGGAAGAAATAGACGCCGCCGTTCGCGGTGTCACCCTTCGTGATGACCTCGACCGACGTGCCTACGTCGAGGATCCCTCCGGATCCCTTCGCGTTCGCGAGGTCGATCGACACCGATCCCGGATTGAAGGACTCCGCGAGGTTCGTATCGCTGATCGTGAGCGATCCACCCATTCTGATTTCGTTCGCCATCGGTGTATCCTAGAAGTTCGACGATAGTTGGTTCAGGTTCTTCGTAACCATGAACGGCTGCACCCAGTAGACGTCGCGAGCGTGACCGTTCTCGATGAACGGCTTCCCGTCCTGATCGACGAGCGGCGACTGCTGGAGATGGAAGTCGGAATCCTCGACGAAGGAGTGAGCGACCTGATAGACGTCGACGCCGGTACGCCGAACCGACGCGCCTCGATATAGAACCGTCCCGATGCCGAATCCTCGAAAGATCGAGGAGTTCCGGCAGAACCGGAAGTCGCGGTATCGGTCGAGGTCTGGCTCGTTCACCGTTTCGGTGATCGTGAATTCTTGAATGTTCCGCTGGACGGAGATCGGCACTCCGGCCTTGTCGATCGGGACTCCTGCGACTTCGTCCTCGTCCGTCGTCGGAGTTCCCTCCGTAGGGTACGAGATGCCGGGACCGCGACGGTACGCCGTCACGAACTCGGCACGGATCTCCGCCGACTCTTCGACGTAGGTCACCTCATTAGGCAGAACCTCCGGAGGACCGATCTCGATCGTCGGATCCGTCGCGATCTCCGGACTCCCCGCGCTCGTCTGCTCGTACGTCCACTCGAATCGCCATAGGTCCGTATGACCGGAGACGAGCGAGGCGTTGAAGTCGCGAGCGACGAGACCGGGGAAGTCGGGATGCCGCTCGAACTTCCTCGGTAGTCCAAGCGTGCCGATGACGGCGTAGAGGTCCGCCGGATTCGAGACGCCGGAGACGTGGAAGAGTCGACGAGCGGATCCTCGACCTCCAGAGGTCGAGAGCGATCGGGACTCCATGAACTCGGTGACGGTCGCGGTCATACCAGCCCGGCTCCTATTCCTGCGGTGTTCCGAACGATCTCCGCGAGAAGTTCCTTCGACGCAGTCGAGATCTTCGTGAGCAGTTTCGCCTCGTTGAGTTGAGCCGAAACGCCCGCCGTGAACGAGCCGCCCGCCGTCGAGAACGTAGCGGTCGCCCGCGATACGTTCTTCTGTGCTTCGGCTCTCGCCTTCGCGACTTCCTGTTCCGCCTGCTCGATCTTCTTCGCGATCGCGAGCCGCTCTTCGTCACGCTTCAGTCGAGCCTCGTCCTTCTTCTTCTGCTCCTCCGCGAGTTCGAGCATGAACTGATGGTGCGACTCCGCCTCCGCATCGAGTTCAGCCTGACGCTTCGCGGCGAACTCCGCCTCCTTCGCGAGATCCGCTTCCGCCTGAGTCGCCTTGACCTGCTTCAGTTTCTGCTCGACGATCTTCCTCTGGAGATGGAGCGTCTCTTCTGCCGCTTCGATCGCTCGACGTCGGTCCTCGTTGATCTGCTTCTCTCGCTTCCTCTGCTCCTCGAACGTCAGGTCGTCCGCTTCCAGAGCCTCGTGTCGAGCCATTCTCTCTTCGTCGATCGCGAGGAGTTTCGCTCGGTGCGTCGCTTCGAGCCTCTGCATCTCTCGGTCGAAGTTGAACTCGGCGATCGTTGCTTCGTCCGTTCCGAGAAGCCGCTGGAGTTCGGCGAACGACGAGATCCGGTCTCCGAGAATTCCGACCGTGACGTCGAGGCTCTTCGCTTCTTCCCGTAGTTCCGCGAGTTTCGCTCTCGCCTTGAACGCACTCTCGGAGGCGTATTCGAGAGCCGTACCGAACTCGGTCATCGACGTAATCAGAGGACCGATCACGGGGATCGACATTAGAGCCGCCGCCATCGACTCGGTATCTCCCGCGAACGCGCGAGCGGAAGCCGCTCCAATCTTGAACGCACCCTCGGCAAGAAAGAGACCGGCGGCGACCTTCGCGATCTTGTCGATCAGAGGAGTGAACGCGCCTTCCGAGACCTCGTTCGTCGCCTCTTCCATCTTCTCCGAGGATCGCTCGACCGCTTTCTGTGCGTCCTTCATCCCTCTTTCGAGGTCGTCGATCCTCGCGGTGAGTTCGAGTTCGAGTTCAAAGTCCGCCATGAATGCGCCTCATAGATTCCTCAACGTGCGAGCGGTGATCCGTCGTCCCGCTCCCGGCGGGACTCTCCCTCTTCATCATCCGAACGATCTCATCCAGATACCCGTTGAACTCGTCGATCGGAAGACGCATCGGGTTCCCTACTCCCGGAAGGTACTTCGCGATCCACGCCGCCTCCGCTATCCAGTCACGCTCGCCGCCGGATCCTTTCCCTCGGCACTCCCTTCGGTCGACTCTCCGAGTTCGACGCCGATACAAGCGAGCGCGAGACGAGAGATCTCGTCCGGAGCGATCGAGCCGAACCGATCCGGGAAATCTCCTCCCATCGCCTCCGCGATGATCTCGACCGCTCCCTCCGTAGAGAATGCCGCTCGAACGATCCCGCTCGACAGACCGCTCTCCTTCCGATGCTCGCGAAGCCGTTCGAGTCGCTCGCCGGGTTCGACGCCTGCGTCCGTCAAGTCGGCGACGAGATCGAGGCGATCCCGCTCGAATCGTCGGGTAGCGATGTCGATGATCTGCTGGACTCGGAGCCGAGGGACGAGCGTCGTCTCGCCTCCGACCGTGATCGGGATCGGGTTCATCCGGTGCTTCCTTTCTGGATCATGCCGAACCCGGCGACCTTCGCCGTCGGCTCGACTCTCTCGGCTTGCGTCTCCTTCAGAACGGACGCGTCGAAGATCTTCGCGTGCCTCATCGCTCGATCGACCGCCGTCGACTCGTCGATCCTTCCGGGAGAGACGCGAACGACCTTCTCCGTCCCGTCGAGGAAGACGAAGCGAACCCGCCAGTCCTTCGACGACGGTCGCAGGATTCCCTGCGAGATCAGATCCTCCTTCCCTCGGATCATGGCGACTCATCCCACGCCGTGGTCGGACCGGCGGAGTCGTTCATCTCGAAGTTGAACGTCACCGTCGAGTCGCCGTCGTTCGTCACGCCGAAGGCGTACGAGGAGAAGACCGCCGCGAAGTTGATCGTGCATCCGGTCGCGACCGTCAGCGTGATCTCGCCGCCCGCTCGGTCGTCGAGCGTCGTCCCGGCTGCGGCGTGCTTGATCGGCGAGAAGCCGTTGTCGGTTCCGGAGTCGGATCCGTCCCAGTAGGTCGGCATTCCTCCAGCGGATCCGGTGACGTCGATCACGCTGGACGCGCGTCGATTGTGAACGCTCGCGCCGTACCCGGTAGTCACCGAGGTCGTTCGCGTCATCGTCGCCGACCACGTGTTCAGCGTCGCGTTGAACCCGGACGGTAGGGAGACGGCACCGTCAGAACCGATTGCGTAACTGGGCATGGATCAGACCTCGTACCAAGTGAAGACGGGAGCCGCCGTCGAGGCGACCTCGAAGTTGAACGTCACGGTCGCGTCGCCGTCCTGCGTCGAAGCGAACGCGACGGAACCGAAGACCGCGTCGAACGCGATCGAGCAGTCGGCGGTCCCTCCGACATCGTTCCAGCCGAGAACGATGTTCCCGCCTGCGGCACTTCCGTCGATGCCGACCGCGCTCGTCGTCGCCGCGTTGTATTCGGGAACGCCTCCGGCGGATCCGGTGATGTCGACGACTGCGGACGCGACGCGACTCGCACCGGAATCTCCGAAGCCGGTCACGACCGAAGTCGTCCGCGAGATCGTCGCCGACCAAGTGTTCAGTTGGGCCTTGTATCCGGTCGGCATCGTGACCGATCCGTCCGATCCGATCGCTGTAGTCGTTCCCATAGTTCGTCCCGTTAGGCTGTGAGATGCGCGACCATCTCGAAGGTCGTATCGGTTCGGAACGCCTCGCCGTCGAGTTCCGGAACGCCTCGCGTCACGTTCCGAATATACCCTCGATCGTGGTTCGTCACCGTCACGCCGGTCTGATCCAGCAAGTCGAAGACGAGTTCCTCGACGTCTACTATCGAATCGGCTCCCGACTCCGACTTCGTGAAGACCGAGACCGTGAATCCGGCGGTCTGCTTGACGATGCCGCCGAAGAACCTCTCGGTGTTCACGCTGTCGACCGAGTAGACGACGAGCGGAAGCGTCGTCCTCGCCGGAGCCTCGATCGCGTAGATCCGATCGGATACCGCCGTGCGAAGAGGATTCGTCCCGCTTCCCGCGTCGTAGGTCAGGCGTGCGTATATTGCTTTCATCAGATCGACGCTCATCGCTTCACCGCTTTCTGCTGGATCGTCGATCGGATCTTCTTGGCCGAAGCCGCGAGTCGCTGGTCGATGAACTTCCGCAACTGCGGCGAGCGAACGGTCGGTCCGAGGTACGGACGAGCCGCGAGGTTCCTCGGTCGATATCCGAACTCAAGCGCGCGAGCATATTTCACGTTCGAGCCGAGACGGAGGCGGACGCCGGACTTCGATCGCTTCTCGGTCCGGTTCGTCTTCGTCGTCCACGATCGCCGGAGCGTTCCGGTTCGGACGTGCGGCGGCTGTCCCGGCTTGCTCGGATTCGTTCGACCGTCTCCTCGGTTCAGCGTCTTCTTGAGGAGCGACTGCGTTCCGGTCGCGACGTCGTTCACGAGATCAATCGTCTCCTTCCGGTACGCCTTCGTGACGACGCTCGCCTTGAAGTTCGAGGAGATCTTCGCGCGGATGTTCACTGAATGACCTCCTCGACGTCGACGATCGTATAGCAGAGGTGATCGCTCGCCTCCCTCTCGTCGGGTACGCGAACCGATCGGATCTCCCACTCCGCGCCGCCGTAGTCGACGCGGTCCTCGATGTTGATCCTGCCGTCCTGATCGTGAAGGAGGTACATAGTCGCGGTTCGCTGTCGTCCCTCGCGTCCCGCCGTCGTAGCGTCCGACCCTCCGCTGATCTGCACCATCGCGTTATAGACGCCGACGACGCTCGTCCACGTTTCGACCGGAGAGCCGACCGCGTCGTTCGCAACGGTTCGACTCTTCACCGTGATCGTCTTCCCGTGCTTCGCGATCAGGCTGTCGATGCTCATCGGATCTCCCGGTACGCTTGGAGTTTCTCCCATCGTGCGGAGAGGAGTTCCGCGACCGCGATCCGGCTGTAGTTGTAGTCGCCGAGCGACTCGGATCCGACCGTTCGATCCTGCTTCCGCTCTCGGTAGAGGTCGGCGGCGATCTCGATCGTCGTGAGTTCGAGATCGTCGGGGATCGTCGCGAACCCGGCGTCGTACTCGACGAAGACCGGGTGGAACCCGCGAGGGAACCGGTGCATCTCGTAGCCGTCCGGCGACGAGTAGGGGAAGCGATCCGTGATCAGATGAACCTCGCCGGTCTGGAAGTCGACCCGGAACTCCGACGCCGTCGTTCCCGGATACGGGATGATCGGATCCGCGTCGATGACGCTGAGACCGGAGAACCGATAGACGCTTCGCGAGTAGGCGTTCGCGAGAAGCGTCGCGGACCAGCCGGAGACGCTCGTGTTGATATAGGAGACGACGAGAGCCGTCGTCGGGTAGGTCGCGAGCGAGATCGTCGAGGTCGTCGTCGTTCCGTCGCTCGCAACCTTGCGAAGCCGGATCTCTTCTCCGTCGTTCGCTACCGTAGCGAGGACGTCGGTCGATCCGGTGTCGCTGGTGATCTTCATCGCCGACCGCGAACCGTAGGAGATCGCGTTGATCGAAACGATCGGCGTGTTCTTGACGGTCAGCGTCGACTCGCCGTTCGGCTCGCTCCACTCGTAGTAGGTTCGCGACTTGAACTTCCGGTCGCAGTATCTTTCGACGACGTCGGTCGCTCGGTCGATAGCCGATTCGAGAACCGCGTCGTCGGTAGACGAGGTGATCCCGATCCAGTCCTTCAGGTTCGAGAGCGAGGTGAGAGCGTAGGTTCCGACGGCCATGTCGCCTCCAGATATCCCTCCTCCCGACTGACCGCCGCCCGAAGGCGACGGCCAGCCGAAAGAAAGGAGGAAGAAAGAGATCCGATCAGATCTTCATGCCGACGATGGGACCGGCGTTGCTGCCGTCGCCCGCATCGTGGACCTGAATCGCGATCCGCTCCGTACCACGGACCGCGATCTCGTCCTGCTTGAACGCATCGAGACCGGAGTCGCTGAGAGCGATCTCGGTCGCGCGGCGATCGCCGAACTTGGTCGCGAGACTCAGGTCGCCGAAGTAGGCGATGATATCGTTCGCGGTGTACGACGACGGCATGACCTGAGTGAACTCGACCGGGTATCCGAGGATCGTCGGCTGACCACCGGCGCGGTACTCGGTTCCCGAGAAGCCGTTCGCCGCAACGAAGAGCCGCTCGAAGATCGCGTGGAACACCGACTTGTGCATATAGAACTTGCAGTTCGGGGTGTCCGCGTACTGCGGGAGGAGAGCCATCAGATCCGTGACGTCGGAGTTCGTCACGTCGCTGAAGCCGGTAGTGGCTGCGACGTCGTGAGTTCCGGCGGCACCGAGCGACGAGGCAAGACCGGTGAACGGCGAGCCGGTCCCGGTGAATCCCTGCGAGTCTTCGCTGTTCGCGAACGCGTAGGCGATTTCACCGGCGAGATCGTCGGCGATGTTCACGAACGCGTCTTCCTGAAGTTCGGAGGAGACGGTCGTGAGGATCATCGCCTTCTTCGCGGTCATGGTGACCTGAGCGAAGGTCTGAGTCGACTCGGTTCCTGCGGTCGCTTCGCCCGGATAGTAGACCGAGAGAGTCCCGGTCCGCTTCGGGAGGTAGTGAACCTCGGTCGTCATCGGAACGATCTTCGAGTTGCGACGGAAGACGCCGAACTCTTCGCGGAGGTTGATGAGTTCGGTCTCGAACTCATCGGGGACGAGGAATCCGCCAGCCGAGTTCGTTCCCTCGACGTGCGCCTTCGAGACGATGCCGTGACGGTCGCAGAAGTCGAGCGACTTCCGGCTTCCCATCTGAGCGCGGCACCAGTGGCCGAAGTTCATCGCCTTGTGGACGGCTTCGCCGTTCGAGTCGTCCTTGAAGTGACGCAGTCGACCGTAGGTCTTCGGACGGATGATCGCCGGAGCGGACGCCTTCGCGGTAGTCGCGAGACCCTTCCGGAAGGTCGGACGGAACGCCTTCGGAGCGACCGCCTTCTCCTCTTCCTCGTCCTCTTCGACCGCCTTCTCCTCTTCCTCGTCCGCCATCTCGGCGGCCTTCGGAGCGAGGATCACTTCGAGGTCTTCGGCCTTGACCGGAGTTCCCTCTTCGTCGGTCACCATGACCTTATCGAGATACAGAGCCTTCGCCTGACCGAACCGGGACTCGCCGACCTGATCGGCGAGCGTCTGGAGTTCGGTCTTCAACGCGGTGAGTGTCACCTGTCGCATGTTGATTTCCTTGAACGTGGTTTCGTAGTTGCCTCGACGTTCCCGCCATCGTCCGCCCGGTCCGGCCCTATCGGCCACCCGTCCCGATCGACGCATCGCGTCGCTAGTTATAGACTCGAAAGTCGGTCGATATATCCTCGCTTCGGAACCTCGATCTCGATCGTGTAGACGTTCGGAACGAAGTCGAGCCACCGCTCTACCGAATCTCGATCGACGAGACCCTTCCGTACCGCTGAGACGAGAGCAGATCCATTCGCCGGGAGCGGAGCGACGGAGACCTCCAGCAGTTTCCACTTCGAGAAGACGTTCCGGACATCTTCGCCGTAGTCTTCCCGGTCCTTCGTCGATGCCTTGCGGACGCCGCCCGGCGTCGGAATGAAGCCGACTGAAATACCCTTGACGATTCCCTGATCGACGAGCGACTCGACGAACTCCGGGAAGTAGGCTCCCTCGAATCCTTCCGGACGTTGAGCGAACTCGATCGTCGCGTCGATCTTCTTCTCTGATCGACGAAGGTCGGTCACTCGACCGATCGGCTGGGCGTAGTCGTGGTTGTAGAAGACGACCGGGTTCGCGTTGAACTCCGTCGCGTCCATACCTTGAGCGATCAGAACTTCACCGTCGCGGTCGATCGTCTCGGTCGAGATCGTCGCTTCGATCTTTGGTCCCGCCTTCGAGACGGAAGCGTTGAGGGTCTTTCGTTGCATCAGATTCCTTCGATGACTGGAATGAAGTCGCATCGGCAATTCGGGTGGACGATCCCCGGACTGTCGAACTTCGGCGTGAGCGTTCCACCCTTCGCTCCGACGATCGTCTCGCCTCCT